TGCAACCTACGCGACGGTGTGGGCCAAGGTAATCGCATCGGCAGGCAACGAACGGCTGGAAGCTGGCGCAATCGCGGCAAGCGCGTCATACAAATTTGTGATCCGGTATCGTGCGGATATTCTCGACTCTGACTATATCGAGTGGGGCGGCGTAAGGTACAACATCAGGGCGCTACCAATTGGCGGGCAGCGCACGATGTACCTTGAGATCGTAGCAGAGCGGGGGGTTGCGTGATGGGCGCGAACAACACGTTCACGATTGAAGGCATCGATGAGGTTCGCGCAATGCTTAAAGATGTTGCGCCTCGAGAGGCCAATAACATCATGCGCGCCACGATTCGCGCAATTACCGTATCAATAAACAAAGACGCAAAAGCGAACGCGCCCGTAGATTCTGGCGCAATGAAGGCCAGCCTGAAGGTGCGCTCGCGAAAATCAAAGCCGGACAATCCTATTTTTGAAATCTGGGCGGGTGCGAAGGGAGCAACGTTCGACGCATATTATTGGCGGTTCGTTGAGTACGGAACAAAAGACACGTCCCCCCGGCCATTCGTTCGTCCAGCAGTAGACGCGGCACGCGCGAAGATGTCTAGCATGTTGCGCGACGAGTTTGGCAAGAAGTGGGAAAAAGCACTTGCCAAAAAACGCAAATCAGCCGCCAAGATTCCGGGGGAATGACATGGGGTTTTCAACGGCGATACAGGCTGCTGTTTTTTCTCGGTTAAAAAATTACTCACCATTAACCGCCATCATCAAGGCGGTCTATGATGACGTGCCACAGCCAGCAGACTCGGGCAAGTTGGCTACGTTCCCGTATGTTGTTATCGGCGACGACTCGATTGTTGAGTGGGACACCGACACCGAGCTTGGTGCTGATGCGACCGTCACGATCCATATATGGAGCCGTGCCAAAGGACGCAAGGAAGTTAAAGCAATAACAGACGTGATCTATAATGCGTTGCACCGTTATGATATTATCGTGACAGGCTACTCGCTTGTCGGGGTTGACTGGGTTTCCGCTCAGTCGTTTTTGGATGCGGACGGAATCACCCGTCACGGCATCGCGGTTTTCAGAATCACGATTGAGGGTTAACACCATGGCAGCAAAAAAAGGCAGAAGTTTTTTAATCAAGCGCGGCGCAGTCACGATTGCTGGCGTCCAGACAAAAGGCGTTGCCTTTGCTGGTGAGCCAATTGATATTACCAGCGATGATGACCTCGGTTATCGCACCTTGCTTGGCGATGTTGGCACGCAGTCGATTGACTTGTCCGTCGAGGGCGTTACCAAGGATTCGACGTTGAGAGTCGCTGCAATTACTGGCGGCTCGCTCATGCTCACGGACGTGACGCTGGTGTATACAGACGGCGGCATTTTGGCAGGTGATTTTTTCCTGACATCGTTCGAAGAAACCGGAACGTATAACGAAGCCGTGACATTCTCGGCCTCGTTGCAGTCGTCTGGTGACTGGACTTACACGGCGGGAACACCGTGATGAGCGGGTTGCCATTTAAGCCGGTCACGCTGACTTACAACGGCGAAGACTTCGAGGTTACCGCTGATCGCGTATGGGGGCTGATTGGCACAATTGAAGAAGTGATCAGCCGCAATAAACTGGTCATCGCCTTACACAATCAGGACGTGCCTATCACTAAAGTTGCGACGGCTTTTGCGGCTGCGTTAAATTACGCAGGGGCAAAAAATGTTAAGCCTTATAATGTCAGCATCGGCGCAAGTCCTGATCAATTGTACCTTCACGCCTTCGCACTTTTTGAAATCCTCAATCTTTGCGTACAGCCGGAAGGATTCGGCCAAGGCGCAAACGAGGGGGAGCCCGCGCCGGGAGAACCGGCGAGCCCTGCGAAGAAGAAGGCTCATGCAAAGCAGCCTACCAAGTCTGGACGGGTTGGGGGCTGAGCCCTAGGGACTTTTGGCAATCTCACCCAACGGAGTTTTGGTGGATCGCCGAAGAAAAACTGAGGCAGCGGCGAGGGGATTGTGCTGACTCGGATTCGTGGGCGGCACTTTACGCGGAGTTAGATTGATGGCTGAAATCGTCGGCGATGTTGCGGTAAGAGTTGGCGCGGACACGTCTGGGCTAACGCGCGGGATGGCCGACGCTGACAAGTCCATGAAGCAGATGTCTTTGAGTGCGCACGCAGCAGGCACCGCGATAGGGATGCTAGCTGCTGAAGTGATAAAAGCTGGCGCGCAGTTGGCTTTCTCGCTGACGACGAAAGGATTCGAGGCGGTTGACGCGCTAGATAAAATGGCGGCTAAGTCTAGCGCATCTGTAAAGTCTATGCAGTCGCTCACCTTCGCCCTTGGCGAGGCGGGGATTAGCACTGAGCAGACGCAGATGGCCGTGAAAAAATTGAACGTGGCCATCGGCGACGCTCAAGGCGGCAACAAAACAGCGCAAGCCACGTTTGAAAAGCTGGGGCTGTCGGTATCCGAGCTGTCGGCAATGGACGCCGACCAGCGTATGGCAGCCATTGCTGACGCCATGGCCGGATACGGTAACGCAGCGGACAAGGCATCCATTGCATCTGATATTTTTGGCGCGAAGATTGGCCCAGATTTAGCCGCATCGCTTGGGCTAGGCGGCGACGCGATTCGACAAGCATCGGCAGACTTGGACGCGATGGGCTTGTCGATGTCTGACATCGACGCAGCAAAAGTTGCCGCCGCGAATGATGCTTTTTCTCGCGCGGGGATGGTTGTTGATGGAATATCAAACAAGCTCGCCGTAGAGTTTGCCCCGCTGCTTGAAGCTATTTCAAAGTCTTTTGTTGAGGCGGGGAAAGAGGGTGGCGGATTTGGCAATATGGTGCAGTCTGCTGTTCAGGCCACTATTAAGGTCGTCGCTTTTCTTGCGAACGCCATCGACGGGATAAAGCGTATCGGCGTTGCTGTGTCGGACTCGCTTATTTACGGCTTTGCCATGATCGAGGAGACCTTTAACAAGGTCGCGCTAGGCATTGTTAGCGCCATGGATATTATCCCTGGCGTTGACCTGACATCAAACGTCGTCGCGCTGGAAGCAAAGGTAAAGCAATCACAATCGGTCATGGCCCAAGCCGCCGCGAATATGCGCGCGCAGTTTGAAAAGCCGTTGGCGGGTGACGTGTTCCTGAAATACGCAGAGGACGCGAAAAAAGCCAGCGCAGAGGGCGCGGCAATGGCGGCTGCCGCGCGCTCTGCAAGTCAGGGCGGCGACGCGGTAGCGGGTGCGGTTGACCCTGCTATTGCTGCAAACGCCAAAAAATTAGCCGACAAGCAAGCCGCACTTGCCAACGAAATCGAAGCAGAACTATGGGCAGAGGGCGAGAAGCAAGCACAAAAGGATCAGATGTTGCGCGAGGGGGCGGCCAAAGAACTGGCGCGGCTTGATCAGCAATACATGACTGAGCAGGAGCGGCTTGCTCAAAAGTTTGAAGAAGAAAACGCAATTATCGCGGCTGCACGTGAGGCCGGGATCAGCACAAAGGATGAGCTCGACGCTCGCGAATTGCAGGCGATGATGGCGCATGAGTCGGCGCTGTCTGAAATTACAAAGCGCGAGACGGATCGGCGCATTGAAGATGCAAAACGCGAGGCTGCTGCAAAGAAGGCCGCAACAATGAAGATGCTTGGCGACCTGTCTACGTTAATGAATAGCGGCTCGCGTAAGATGTTCGAGATCGGCAAGGTTGCCGCTATATCATCCGCACTTATTTCCGCGAAGGAGTCAGTGGTTACCGCATACGCAGCAGGCTCAAAGATTGGCGGGCCGGTTGTCGGCGGCGCGTTCGCACTAGCCGCAGGGCTAGCACAGGCCGGAAATATCGCCAGCATTCGCGCCCAATCCTTCGGCGGTGGCGGTTCAGCAGGCGGTGGCGGTGCCATGTCTAATACGCAAGCAATCAACGCAGCATCAACGCCAGTACGTGCTGAAAACGAACAGACACAGCGCACGAATATAAATCTCACCGGCGACATATTTAGCCGTGACTCCGTTATCGGCCTGCTCAACGCAGCGCTCGGGGATGGTTACGTTTTAGGCGGGACATGATATGCCGGTAATTATTTCACCGAACATGGTTATAGGCGGCAGCAGCGGGACGGTTCCACCGTTCCCGCTAACCCATGCGCGCATCGGATATAAGACTATTTGCACACGGCTTAACGTGATCGCCTCGTCTGAGTCGGCAGGCAATCCGGCAGAGGATGCCGTCAATCCGTTCACTAACGAATACTGGGCGCCAGTCACACTGCCAGCGACATGGACTTGCTCGCGCGCTAGTGCTGTCGATACGGACTACATCGGCATTGCAGGTCATACGCTCGGGACGTATGGCAACACAGTAAAGATTGAATACAGCACAGACGGCACCACATACGTTGAGTTGTATTCGTTCACGCCTACGGACAACACGCCTATCATGCTGATCTATGCCACCGTCACTGCATTGAATTGGCGGCTGACTGTATCTGGCGGAACCGGCATTCCTCGAATCGGTGTGATCTACATTGGTGAGTCTATGCAAATGCAGCGGCCACTTTATGGCGGTCATGCGCCACTAAAAATGAGCCGTAGCACAACCATCCTGAATCAGATGAGCGAGGCCGGACAGTTCACAGCGCGGTCAATAATTCGTAAAGGTGTCGAGACATCATACGAATGGAATAACCTGACAGCCGATTGGGTGCGTCAATACTTTGACCCGTTCGCAAAAGCAGCAAGGCGTGTACCGTTTTTTATCGCGTGGCGGCCAATTAGCTTTCCAGCAGAGACAGGTTTTGTGTGGACTAAATCAGACCTTATACCGGTTAATATGGGCGTTAAAAATTATATGTCTGTGAGCATGGAAGTCGCGGGGGTTGGTGATGATTGATGAAACCCTTGAGCCGTTCGAGTGGGTCGAGATCGACCAAGCATACTGTAATAAAGAGTACGCGGTAACGTGTAGCGCGTCTCTCGCCACTGGCGGCACTGAATGCTACAACACCCGCTCGTCATGTCAGGACTCGGCATCGTTCGGCCTCGCGACATTGACGCTACGATTCTGCAAGAGCCAAGCATTCCTCCCGCAAGATGGCAACTACTACATCCCGTCTTTAGTGAGTGTGTCCGTCAATGGCGGTTCAATCAATCCTATTGGGGCTAACAGCTCGTCTACGGCACTCGGGACTCGCGGTGGCATATCGGTTCAGTTTCAAGACCATCCGCACACAGACAAGCTCGTTGACCCTTATATAAATAATCGCATGAGCCGTGATGCAAATTACATCGCAACCGAGCGCGGCACATTCTGGACGAAGTGGAGAGCCAGAAACCAGTATTACCTTGGGCGCGCCTTGCGCTACTGTTCGGGGTTCATCAATTCTGCAGGGCAGGTTGTTGACATCACCACCCGAACATATTTTATCACAGCCTTCGATGGGCCAAACGGCGGATGGTCGGTCGGCATTCAGGGTCGCGACGTGGTGTCGTTGTTCGAGGATGGTAAGGCTAAGGC